AAACATTATTTGTAACTAGATTACAAGATGTAGAAGAAATACAAAGAATATATAAAAAAGAAAAATGCGAACATATCTTTTTTGGTGCTAATCATAGCTTTAATCCAACTGAAGAGCCTGAATGGAACGAGTGGGAATATATGATTAAAAACTTCCTAAAAGAAGATATATTATGTAGTTTAGATATTCCAAGTACAATTGACTTAGAATGGGTATTAGAACTAGGTCTTACAGAGTACGAAAACTTTATTCCACAAATACGTGTTGTAGTACCTTATGTAAAACAGTGGAACTATAACACAATGGTTAAAATTGATGACAAAGACTTTAAAGCAAGTAACCCAGGTGTTTGGTGCCATAGCCTACACGACTTAATGGACAGAAAAAAGTTTACTGATTGGACAAAGTATGGCCTTGACAAAGTGATAAAAAGGTAGTATAATGAATGCAACAAATGAAAGATATTACGATTATATGATGCGTAGATCTAGAGAAGAGGATATAAAGATGGATAAACAAAATGCTATGAATAATGCAGAACGAAGTATTTGGGTAACCTTTAATAAAGAAGGTGTACATATGTACCCTGGTGCTGACACAGACCCTAAACTAGCAACCGGCGATTGGGATGACGTATCATTCCTTGGTATTCCACATCGTCATATTTTTCACTTTAAAGTTCGTATCCAGGTATTCCACAACGATCGAGACATTGAATTTATTCAATTTAAACGTTGGATGCAAAGATTGTATGACGTCGAAGGCGTACTAGAACTCAACCACAAGAGCTGTGAAATGATTGCAGATGACTTGTATCAAGAAATTTCTACAAAATACCCAGGCCGATTTGTAGAAATCAGCGTAGCTGAAGATAATGAAAACGGCTGTTCTATTTACTACCCGAAACCCTAGTGCTATTAAAAAGAGAGAAACAAAAATGGCAATTGAATTTAATCGTAATGCGTATAATAGAGTATTTAACGACTTGGATAAATTCCGCGACTACTGTCGCTTTGAAGGTAAGGTCTTTAATGAAAAAGATCTTTATAAAGAAGATGCACCTGTTTGGATTGCATATAACAAATACCAAGGATGGTTACGTGCAAAAGCCCGTAAAAATTTAAGGAAAAACTAATGACTATATACATTGTAGATATCGAAGCAGTTGACACCCGCTATACTAAGCAATGGAAGGAACACCTTCCTAAACAAGTGCGCCGAGCTACAAATGAAGAAGTCACTGTAATAAGTGGAGGAGAAGTACCTCAGGCAACTACGCCTGGGGCTTTCCTTAACTTTGCAGGCACAAATAATTACAAGTCACAACAGATGTTAGAAATTAGCAGATTATTTGCTAATGGTGAAATTAAAGACGAGGATTATTTTTTATATACAGATGCTTGGAACCCTACAGTTATTCAATTACGCTATATGGCAGAACTATTAGGCGTTAACGTTCGAATTGGTGGGTTATGGCATGCAGGTAGTTATGATCCACAAGACTTCTTAGGCAGACTTATAGGTAATCGTCCTTGGGTACGCCATGCTGAAATGTCAATGTATGAATGTTATGATGATAACTTCTTTGCAAGTGACTTCCACATTGATATGTTTACAGATGTATTTGACGAAGACTATGCAATAGACTGGGACAAAATAAATCGTGTAGGCTGGCCTATGGAATACTTAAAAGGTAGTTTACAACAATATCAAGGAATGGAAAAACGTGATATTATTTTATTTCCGCATAGAGTTGCTCCAGAAAAACAAGTTGATATTTTTCATGATTTAAAACAAGCACTACCGCAATACGAATTTATTGTATGTCAAGAACAGATGCTTACAAAAAATGATTATCATAATTTGTTAGGTGAAGCTAAACTTGTGTTCAGTGCTAACTTACAAGAAACATTAGGTATTAGTTGGTACGAAGGTGCAGTAGTAGACGCTATTCCTATGGTTCCTGACAGATTAAGCTATAGTGAAATGGCACTACCACAATTTAAGTATCCAAGTGAATGGACTACTTCTTATAAAGCATACTTACAACATAAAGACGAAATTATAAACCAAATTATAGAGTATATGGAAAATTATGATGATTACTTGCCTGTAATACGCAAGCAAGTAAATACACTTAACAAAGAATTTTTTAGTGGTGACGAACTTTATAGGGCAATATCAGATGGGTGATGACAGTTACACAATTACTATCGGTAAAGCTACTGGTGGACTTAGTTATGTAGAGCCTACTTACAATTTTGACGATTTAATTGCAGACAGCGGTACTATTACTATTGACACATCAACATATAGCATAAATGATTCGGTTATATCAAATGATTATATTACTATAACAGAACCAGAGGCTCACAATGTGTACGACATTAACGAAATAGAAGAAATGTGTAGCGAATATCCTGCATTAGCAAAAGCATACGAAAACTTTAGGACAATGTACGATATGGTATTACAAGATTATAAAGGTAAACAAAATGATTAAGAAACATTACTATAGCTGGACCGATGTAGAACGTATGTGCGTCAGTATTGTAAATCAAATGTATAAGGACAATTGGCGTCCTGATTACATTGTAGGTATTACAAGAGGTGGCAACGTACCTGCTACTATTATCAGTAACATGACTGGCATACGTTGTGAAGCACTTAAAGTAAGTCTACGAGACGATGCTAGTGAAAGCGAATCTAATTGCTGGATGGCTGAAGATGCATTTGGTTACAACGATGGTACAAAAGTAACAGCAGGTCCATTAGAAAAGAAAATTCTTATTGTTGATGATATTAACGATACAGGTGCAACATTTAATTGGATTACAAAAGACTGGCAAGCAAGTTGTTTGCCTGATGATCCTAAATGGAATCGTGTATGGGGTAATAATGTAAAATTTGCGACTCTTACAGATAATTTAGCAAGTGAATCAATTAATCCAATTGCATACACTTGTCACGAAGTAAATAAAGCTGAGGAGGACGTCTGGTTAGTTTATCCTTGGGAAAACGTAGGAGTATACTAATGGATAATATTGATAGAATGGATCTTTTTCCAGTACCTATTTTTGGTGCTGAATTTGATAAAGCTGAAGAATTAAGAAAATCTATGATGCCGGTATTAAAAGGCATCGAAGATAATGACGATAACCCTCATGTGTATAGTGCAAATGGTTATACTAACTACAATCCAACACAACAAATTATTGAACGTCCTGAGTTAAACGATTTACGTGAGTTTATTGGTGATGTTGGTTTAGAAGCAAATAAAACTATTGGATTAAGAAATAATTTAATGTTTACTGGCAGTTGGTTTAGTATTAATAGATTGTATAGCACACATATGCCACACAATCATATTCCAAGTACATGGAGCGGAGTATACTATGTACAAGCAGACGAAGAAGATGGAGTATTAAGTTTCATTGATCAAAATAAAGAAAGTAATTGGCCCTGGGCTAATGGCATTGAAACTAATGCATATTCAACTACACAATTTAGTATTAAGCCAAAAACAGGAAGGCTAATTATCTTTCCTGCATACTTACAACATATGGTCGGTGAACAAAAACAAGATACTGAAAGAGTAACAATTAGTTTTAATCTTTCAATAACAATGGACGAAATGAATGGATAAACCTTGGACTGATGTATTAATAGATACAAAAGATTTTACAGTCTATAAAGACGGCTATCCAGTTACAGAAGGACATGTTCTTTTTGTGCCGAGAGAAGAAAATTGGAAGTCTATGACGAAATGTTTCGAAGCCGCATACAAATGGGGTTACGATTGGGTTGAACGTGGTTATTGTGATGCGTTTAACATTGGACAAAATGTAGGAGAATCAGCAGGGCAAACTGTAATGTATCCACATGTCCATCTAATTCCCCGAAGAAACGGGGATATGGAAGACCCAAGAGGAGGAGTGCGACATGTTATTCCTAGTAAGGGCAATTATAGAAAGGAAGAGCAAGAATGAAGGTTGGTGATGTAATCATTAATGCGGCCAAGAAACAAGCAGAAGGCGAAGTTGCAGTTCATTTAGCTAACATAGAGGTTTATAAAACTATGCCTGCAGGTATTGGTGAACACTCAGATGTTACTGAAGCAGTAATAGCAGAGCTTGATAAATTAGCCGCGGCACAAGACCGTATCGATATGATTGAAAAATACTTTAATGGGTAGAACACTATTTTTAGGTGATAGTCATACATGCGGGTACGACACTCTACCAGGGTTTATAGGCCCTGGTAGCTTTAGCGTATGGCAAGAAAATAATTATGCAGAAATATATGCAAAGGAATACAATAAAAATGTTGTTGTGTATGCAATGCCTGGTAGTAACAATAGAGCATATTCAGACTGGCTAGGCAGTATGTTTAAAAAGTACGATGATATCGACGAAGTATTTGTACTACTAAGCAGTATGAATAGATTTATGTTAGGACACAATCAAAAACTATTAGCTGACACTGTTCCGATTGATCAGTTTACACACTTTGAAGGACAATCTGAAGACGGTCTTAGTGATAGGTATTTAGATGCAACTACTGTAGGTGATTACTTTCAACTATATCAAAAGCCAATTGAACAAGATTACAGTAACTTTCCTGGTATTGAATTTAGTTATGAAACTGGACTAACTAAGCCTGATTTGAGAGAGTCAACTTACATGGAAATTAAAACATTTTTTGAACTTAATACACACTTAGAACAACGTGACTTTTTTAAAGATGTATACACATGGGATAATATGTGTGCTGATAGAAACATTCCAGTATATCTTTTTCAAATGAGAGAAAGACTACAGTTTCCAAAAGATCTCGACTTTTACGGCAAGTTAAAAGCTACAACAGTAGCAGAAACTAGCGTAGAAACATACTTTAAGAAGAAGAATCTTAATCCTGATAAGTATCATACTGACGATGGCGAACATTATAACAAACAATTTCATCATTTAATTGCTACAAAATTTTTAAAACACTTGACAAAGACCTAAATATAGTATATAATAAACTATACAATGGAGTTAAAATATGAAATTAAGATATAGCGAAGCATTCTATTCTGTACAAGGTGAAGGTAAATTTGTAGGAGTACCTAGTGTGTTCTTACGTACCTTTGGTTGTAACTTCCGTTGCATGAACTTTGGCCTAGATAGAAGCGAGCCAATGCGTGATGTAAAACAAAAAACAGGTATTATACACAATCAAGAAGTACAAGGCTTATTAGATAGTGATATACATAACACTACTAAAGAGTTTAATGACTTACCAATTATACACACAGGATGTGATACATATGCAAGTATCTATCCTGAATTTAAAAAATTTAATAGACAAGCTACAGTTGAAGAAGTTGTAGAACATTTACTTTCACTTACTCCTAACGGTAAGTGGACACAAGATAACGGCCAAGACATACACTTAATTATGACAGGCGGCGAACCGTTGTTGGCGTGGCAACGATTGTACGTAGAACTATTTGAACATCCACGCATGCAGGATTTAAAAAATGTTACATTTGAAACAAACACTACACAAAACTTACACGATGATCTCTACAACTATCTCAACGACAACGACAGGATTACTGTCACATGGTCATGCTCCCCAAAACTTAGTGTTAGTGGAGAACCTTGGGATACTGCTATTAAACCTAAAGTTGCTCATGAGTACAGTCTTGTGGACGGCAGTGACTTGTATCTCAAGTTTGTTGTCGCTGATCGTACTGATATTGAAGAAGCTGGTAGAGCTGTTGACGCTTACCGCAAAGCAGGTGTGGAATGTCCTGTGTATCTTATGCCGTTGGGCGGCAGGAGCGAAGAATATAACCTCAATGTTCAAGAAGTCGCAAACATATGCATGGAAAAAGGATGGCGGTTTACACCCAGACTACACATCAGTCTCTTCGGAAACGCATGGGGTACATAAGAACAGTCAGTTGGAAAAGGCTATGAAGGCACCAATTGATCAAGACGCAATAAGGAAGGCAGGATGGTAAATATGAAATGGTTAGATAAACTAACAGGCAAGAAACAAAAAACTGAAGTAAAGCAAGAAAAAGAACTAACTTCAGAAGAACAACGCAGAGCTATTCTTGATAAAGAAAAAGAAGAAGCAACTGCTAAAGGCGAAGCGTGGGTTGCAGTACTAGATACACAAGTAAATCCAGAGAATATTCGAAACGGGTTCTTTGAGATCGATTGGAACAATCAATTTATTGAAGAATTACTTGATGTAGGTTATACCGGAGAAACAAACGAAGAAATTGTTGATCAATGGTTTAGAACTGTTGTATCACAAATGCTTGAAGAAGAAGGACACAGCACAACAGATAGAGGTGCTGGTTATGTTAATGTAGTTCCGCTTTCAAAAGGCAAAAGCGAAGTAAGTTAATGGTTGACAAATCGTATATAATCGTATATAATCGTATATATAAACAACAATAGGCAAACTAATGGCAACTTATATTCTAGTAGATACAGCTAACACATTTTTTCGTGCTAGGCATGTAGTACGTGGCGACATTGACACTAAGGTAGGTATGGCAATGCATATTACACTTAGCGGTGTTAAGAAAGCATGGCGTGACTTTAATGCTGATCATGTTGTGTTTTGTTTAGAAGGACGCAGTTGGCGCAAAGACTTTTATGAGCCTTACAAACGTAATAGACAAGTAGCACGTGATAAGATGACTGTAACTGAGTCAGAAGAAGACAAAGTGTTTTGGGAAATCTTTGACGAGTTTAAAGACTTTGTTACAGAGAAGACTAATTGCACTGTTATGCGACATCCGCAACTAGAAGCAGATGATCTTATTGCTGGTTGGGTACAAGCACATCCTAATGACAATCATGTTATTATTAGTACTGACGGTGACTTTGCACAACTAATTGCTCCTAATGTAAAGCAGTATAACGGCATACAAAACACTATCATTACACACGAAGGTTACTTTGATGATAAGAAACTAGAGCCAGTAATTGATAAGAAAACTAAAGAAGCTAAGCCTGCACCCGATCCTGCATTTATGTTGTTTGAGAAGTGTATGCGTGGCGACACTAGTGACAATGTGTTTAGTGCTTACCCTGGTGTACGCAAGAAAGGTACTAAGAACAAAGTAGGTCTTATTGAAGCATTTGCAGACAAGGACACTAAAGGCTACAACTGGAATAACATGATGCTACAGCGTTGGGTAGATCATGAAGGTGCAGAGCATCGTGTACTAGATGACTACAATCGTAATGTTGTACTGTGCGACTTATCTGCACAGCCCGGTAACATTAGAAGTATTATTAATGACGTTATAGAAGATAATATGACGCCTAAAGAAGTGACGCAAGTAGGCATGCGTCTTATGAAGTTTTGTGCTAAATGGGATATGCAACGTATTGCAGACCAGGCACAACAATTTGCAGAACCATTACAAGCGAGGTATCCACAGTGACAATAAAAGCAAAAGAAGTTTTAAAAGGTAAATTTTGGATTGTTGAAGAAAACGGCAACAAAGTAGGTACTCTTAGTGCGGCTGAAGAATGTTATACTTTTAGTTGTGCAACAGGTGTAGAAGTTTTTAGTAGTTTTACTCAGCTTAAAGAGAAATTAGGCAAAGTTAATTGGACTGCCGGAGATGCTCCTGTAGACGGAG